TCCAGTGTCTTCAAAAAATATTGGGATGCTCTCACCATTATAATTAACATTAACATTCTTCAATGCGCATCTACCAATTTTAAATAATGATGGTGCTAAGTGGGTTGAAAATTCGATATCCCATTCCTCCGGATATTCGAAGAAAGAACCACCACCCCATTTAACATCTGGGTGCATATAATAATTGAATGTGTCGATTATATTTGTTATCCTTACTGATTCTTTTTCGTTCCTTGCTATAAATTTGTAAGAGAATTGGAACTCTCTGAAGTTTACATTATCAAATAGAACAGCAGTATGTGGGTTTACCGCAATTCCTTCTGACGTACCAAGACCTTTACCAATCTGACCTAGACCAATAGCACCACCGAGTGCTGCAACAGCACCTAAACCTTTAATCTTTGCTGCTGCTAAAGTGGCACCACCCACAGCTGCACCAGCAGTTGTTTGGTCTGCTGCCAATTTCTCCCCTTTTGTTTCAACAGCCATTTTATTAAATGCTGAAGTTAATTTTTTAACTTTAGTAACAACCAGATCGGCGATATCCGTCGCCGACCCCACTTCAGAACCATTGCTGAATGGACCCTTTCCAGATGCCATCCAACCAATAGCACCAAGGTTTTCATTGTTATATCCAACACTATGTTGATTATTTAATGATGATGGAATTGGTAGGACTATGCTTTTCATTGCTCTTTCTTCAATAACAGAGTCTCTGCTTGGTCTTTTCCGATCCATAACATTAAAAATCATATAATTCTCACCATCTATATCTTCAGGGAATACTATTGGTCTTTTAACTTTAGAATCCCTTTCATATAATTCTCTTAAAGGTGATTGACCAGCACGACCACGTTGTTTCTTTTTTATCAATTCATTAAAATTTCCTGAGATTGATTTGAATCCATTAGAATCAAAATTAAGATTTAATTTATCACCCAGACCAAATTTATTTAATCCTGCCTTTCCTAATTGATTGAATGCTTGACTTTTTAATTGTTTGAGATTATTCAGACCCATGTGATTTTTTAGAATAAATAGATATTATTGTATATTTATAACGTCAAGTGAATGAAATTCCATCAAGGAAAGTTTAACCCCAAATTCCCCCAAAAATATAACGGAAACGTTAATACAATTAAATACAGATCTAGTTGGGAACTTCAAGTATTTGTGTATATGGATAAGAATCCAGATGTAGTTTCTTGGAACAGTGAAGAAGTCATAGTGCCTTATGTGTCCCCGATTGATGGAAGGAAGCACAGATACTTTGTTGACATATGGATGAAGAATCGGAAGGGTGGTGTATATCTTATTGAAATAAAACCTGCTGCTCAATCTCAACCACCTAAAAAGAAGAGTAGAGTAACAAAGAAATACTTAAACGAAGTTAAGACTTGGGGTGTTAATCAGGCAAAGTGGGTTGCTGCGACTGCTTATTGTCAAGAACGTGGGTGGACATTCAAAGTGATAACAGAGAAAGATCTCTTTAAGTATAAGTAAAAACGTTATAAATATATCAATGGCAACAGTATTCGACGATTTATTAGTAAAAGGTGTAAGGCAAGGACATATCCCTGCTAGGACTAAAAACGCACGTGAGTGGTTTAGAACTAAGGCAAGCAAGGTTGGAAGAACTAGAGTACAACCTGAAGATTTGCTTCGTGAGAATAAAAAGGTTGATAAGGTTGATGTCGGTCATATGTATCATTTTAAATATGATCCAAAAGGTAAAAAGACATTACCTTATTATGATACATTCCCTTTAATCTTTATGGTTGGTGCTGCAGAAGGTGGATTCTATGGAATTAATCTTCATTATTTACCACCTAAATTAAGAGCAAAGTTAATGGACGAATTATACAGTCTAGCAAGTAACAATAGATATGATGAGAAAACAAAATTGATGATTTCATATAATCTATTAAAGAGTGCGAGTAAAATGAAATACTTTAAACCCACCTTTAAGCATTATCTAGCAGACCACGTTAAGTCGAAGTTTATTAAGGTGGATTCAGCAGAATGGGATATTGCTTTATTCTTACCAACTAGCAGATTCAAACATGCTACAACACAGAAAGTTTATTCAGACAGCAGGAAAAAATTCTAATGGCAACTGGTTTTAACATACAAAATATGGTATCGTCTTTGAATACTTCTGGAGTGGCTTCTTCTAGTCATTTTGAAGTTTGGATAACTAACACAGATAAGAACTCTAGAGGAATGTCATATCGTGCTGACACAGCAAACCTTCCAGGAAGAACGATAATGACAACGGAACATAAGTTTTCAAATTATGGACCGATTAATAAAGTGCCTTATGGTCAAGTGTATGGTGACTCAACAATCTCATTCATATTAAGTGAAGATCTAAGAGAGAAGGAATTTTTTGAGAAATGGCAAAATCAAATGGTTGGCACAGGTGCTTATGACTACAAACACCACAAAATGGATGGGTCGTCAAACTATAATGTAAAATATTTTGACGATTATGCCAGCACCGTTACTATTAGGCAATTCGGTGCTGATGGTGGGTTAAGAACTATTCACATTCTGCAAGAAGCATATCCAATTTTGATGGGTGATGTTTCTATGGCATGGGGAAGTTCTGATCCTGCAAAATTAACAGTGACATTCGCTTATAGGAATTATAGATATATTACTCACGATAACAGTAATCAATCTGGGCTGGGAATGGGATTCTCGTTCAATTTAGGTAAAGATGGATTAGCAGGAGCATTAAGACTTCCTGGGATAGGAAACATATCAAGTATGTCTGGAATAGGAACGTTGGCAAATTTAGATTTTAATAACCTATTGTCTATGGGTTCTGGATCAAATGTACAATATGATGATGGTGTAGTATCTCACGGATACAAAGAAGATCCGGATTCCAACAATAGAATATCCGGAAACCCGAATTATGTGAAAGAATCAGATACATATAACCCCACACCTTCCGATAATACCGACTATTATAAAACCGATAATACCGACTATTATAAAACTATGATGTCAATGGAAGATGATTCCAGAGCCAGAGCGAGGCAATGGAAGAAAGAACATCCCAACCTAACACAACAAGTTCACGGAACTGTGAACAATGCTAATTTAAAATAATAATAATGAACGGAGAATATAATGAACCTACCAAGTATAGCAGCACCACAATTTAGTACAACAATACCATCAACTGGACAAGAAATAGAATATCGCCCATTTTTGGTAAAAGAAGAAAAGGTTCTTTTGATGGCACTAGAAGGTGGTTCTCAGAAAGAAATATCTAAAGCAACACAAAATATTATCAAGGCATGTGTGCTCACTGATATTAATGTTAAGAAACTAGCAACCTTTGATATTGAATATCTATTCATGAAACTTAGAGGAAAGTCTGTTGGTGAAGTGATCAAACTTAAGATTGGTCATCCAGATGAAGAATCGGAATGTAAACATTCTACTGAAATTGAAATTAACATTGATGATATTAAAGTTACTGATAAGGAAGTTGAGAATAAAATAATGATTACTGATGATATCGGTGTTTTCCTTAGATATCCTGGGGTTGATGATGTTAATTTAATTGACGAAAAATCACCAGAATCAATGTTTGATGTAATAAATAATTGTGTTGAATATGTTTTTGATGATAATAATGTTTACAACGAATTTACTAAGAAAGAAATTAAAGACTGGGTAGATGGACTTAACCAATCTCAATTTATGAAGATGACTGAATTCTTTAACAATCTTCCAAAACTTTCTCATGAAGTTGAATGGACATGTGAAGAATGTGGTAAGAAGGATTCTATTAAACTTGAAGGATTACAAAGTTTTTTTATGTAGCATTAATGCATGATTCGTTAGCGAATCACTACCAGTTAAATTTCGCATTAATGCAACACCATAAATACTCGTTGTCCGAACTTGATAATATGATTCCTTTTGAAAGGGAAATATACATTATATTTTTAAAGAACTTTTTAGAAGAACAAGAAGAGAGACAGAAGAATGGCAGCAAATAACAGTCAAATAAATCTACCAATTGTAAACGCAATTGGTGAGCAAATGGAGTCAGCAGATGAGGGGAGAAAACGTCTTCAAAAAAGTCTCAGAACTGGTATGCTCGCCATTAAAAAGTCTACAGATAATATTTCTAAAGTTCTTAAAGAACACCTATTAAAAGATACAACCGGTCAGTGGGAAAGTATAGACGATTCTTTAGAGGGGTTCTATGACAACCTAACTGAATGGAAACCAGTTAATGCTCAACGATTAGTTGAAGATAATGATATGGGTTTTGGTGATGTGTTTGGCATGATGAAAGAATCCTTAGTTACTATTGCTAAGAACAGTGCTAGTTCTTTATTATTCGATAAGAAGAATGAAGACAGAATGGAAAAAAAAGAGCACAGCATGGCTGGTCGACTTGAACAAGATCTTGAAGAACAAAGAGGTCTTGGTGGTTTTGGTAAATTGATATTCTTCGTTGCTATTAGAAAGATTAAACAGTCATTAGACAAAGTGGCAAAAATGTTAAGCAAGGAAACTGTTTGGGATAAGATTAAGAATTGGTTATTGAACATCGGATTCTTAGCAACTGCTTTAACAGCAGCATTGAATTGGGAAGAGTTAAAACCAACATTGGACGAGTTGTATGATGTCGTTTGGGATTCAGAATATGGATTGGAGTGGATGCTTGGGTTGCTTATCGATAATATCGCCGAAATCGCATTAGTAATATCATCATTTTGGATTGGTGCTAAAGTATTTAGATGGTTAAATTTTTTGTGGGGAGCAGGTGTTGCATTTGCGGCAGGTGTGAAAGTTGCTGGAGCCTATCTTTCGGGAACTGCCACAACCATTGGTGGTGCCACCATGTGGAAAAAACTAAAACATTGGGCTGGATTGTTCACCACTGCAATCGGCATCGCTTGGATCAATCTAATGGATTCTGCAAAAGCACTCGCTGCATCTGCATGGGCAAAACTTGTTCATTGGGCAAAGTGGCTTAGAAACGCAGTTGTGGCAACATCTATTGCCATGATGGATTCTGCAAAAGCACTCGCAATTGCGGCTGGTGCTAAATTATTAAAGTATGCTAGATTACTAAGTGGTGCTGTCATAGCAGTTGGTCTTGGGATACAGGGGATGTATGCATCATTACTACCTGCTCTTGCTGTTTTGGCACCGTTTATCGGAATCGCATTGGTGATTGGTGCTTTGTTGTATAGTCTTTATAAAGGGTTTGAAGATGCTAAAAAGGTTTATGAAGATACTGGATCTATTTGGCTGGCAGTCAAAGCAGGACTGTATGGGTTTGTTCGTGCTTTGGTAACATTGCCCCTGAAACTAACTTTAAGTTTAGCTGCATGGGTGGCTAGACTATTTGGTTTTGATGAGTTTGCTAAGAAACTAGATAAAATTGATACGGATAAAATATTCGATCAAATTTTTGATGCGATAAAGAACACGATGAAGAAGATCGGTAAATGGTTCGAGGATAAGTGGGACGGACTAATGGACTTCATGGGGTTTGGTGATGATGAAATCTTATCTGAAGCAAAACAATCGGAAATCAAAAAGGAACAATGTCAAGCAAACCGAAAATTGCTGGAAGGTTTGATTGCAAGGAATCGTAGCACTTATACCAACGTTGATGGACAAGAAGTCCAAATGATGTCAATTGAGGAATTGAATAGAAGGCATGGACTTGGAAATCAAAATATTGTTATTGATGCTGGTGCCACTCAAAATTCCAATAGTTCGCAACAATTCAATAATAATACATTCGTTGGCGGTGGATCAGCAAACAACCCAAACTCCAACCCTGCGAACAATGCTGACTTAGATTACTTTAGAACGTTAGTTCCTAATTAACCAATAATAGCAACGATACTTGACTCATGCATTACCATATAGTCAGACTCCATTTCTGAAGCACCTGCTCTTTCAAACATAACGAAGTCACCTTCCTTAACGGTTAGTGGTCTAATTTTATCACCATCTCTAAGTCCAGGTCCAACAGCAACTACCAATCCTCTATTAGATTTGTCTTGTGCAGTTTGAGTTAAGATTAACCCAGACTCAGTTGTACTTTCTTTTTCTTCTACTTTTACGATAACTCTATCGTGTAATGGTTTTAAATCCATTTTATTTCTCCTATAAAAAAGGGATCCGAAGATCCCTAATCAAATTAAACTATTTTAGTTTAGTCCTCGTTTGCTAACTTCTCAAAGAAAGATAGTGACTCATCGTCATCACCTACGAACGGACTTTCAGTCTTCAACGTAGGTTCTTTCTTAACTTCAGCAGCAGGTGCTTCAGCAACTTCTTCTGCCTTATCAAAATCTTCAGCAGTAGTCTTAGGTGCTAAACCATTAAGACCTAGTACACGATTCAACTTAGTTTCTAACTCAACATATGACTTAAACTCTTTAGGGTCTAAGAATGCTTTGAGTGAGTATAAAGAATCATATACTTTCTCTAATGCTTCATCATCTTCAAGCAACTTACTAGGTGCATCAAAGTCAGATTTATCATAGTTACGATATCCTTCAACCTTACGAATCTTCAGTTTAAAATCAGCACCTTCCCAAAAATCGAATGGGTTGATTGGACTCTCATCTTCGAACTCAGGGTTCATTGACTCATTAATCTTATCCCAAATTTTCTTACCGAATTGATATAAGAATACTTTACCCTCATTAGCAGGATTGCCTGGATCTTTAACCACATAGATATTAGCAAAGTATTTTAATCTACGTTTTTGTTTTCTTGCTTGTTCCTTACCAGCATCAGTTCCATTGTTCCATAGAGTTGAGTTGTACTCACCTAGTGGATCTTTTTCACCGATAGATGTTAAAGAATTTTCGATATACCATCCACCTGGACCTTGGAAACCGTGGTCAAAGATTCTTACCCATGGTAAGTCTTCACCTGATGGCTCTGGTAGGAATCGAATAACAGCATAACCGTTACCCGACTTATCTACTTCTGGTTTCCACAGACGTTCATCTGCTCCACCCCAACCACCTGATTTGGTTTGTAGTTTTTCTGTTTCTTGGATTAGTTTTGAAAGAGAGGAACCTCTTGATTTTTTAAGACTAGCGAAATCGCCCATATTTGTATCTCCGTATTGTATTGTATTTTATTGTATTATTTTTGTTCACATTCAGATAGATTGCTCTATCCTTTTCATCATCTACACCTTTATTATACTCTCTTCTCACTCATAAGTAAAGTTTTCGAGCACAATTCTTTTATATTTTTTCTTATCCACTTGTAGTCTATTATGAAGGAAAGGTTTATATTTCCTCATCATATCCACAAAATCATTTAGTATATTATCTCTATATTTATACCACCCCTCAGAGTAGTTTACCAGATCGTCTAGTATAACCATTGTTTCTATACTGAGTTTACCTCTTGAGTATAGTCTGAATAGTATTGGGTGTTTATTATCAACCATCTTAAACACGTTGTTGAAGTTTTCTTCATACTCATTAATCACACCAACATCTTCTTTAAATGTGTACGACATTGACTCAATTACTTTCTGCCACTTCTTATAGTTTACTTGATTGTTCTCTTGCATTAGGTTGCCAATCCAAGAGTCGCTATTACGGGTGATGTTTGCTACGATGTAGTCAATGAATTCTTCATGCTTAAACTTCTTACTTGCTTTCTCAAAGAAGTATTTGTCTTTACGAACTTCATATGAGGTTGGACTTGCTTTAACCTTACCATTATACTTAAAGAAGTCATAATTCTTATTAGTGAAGTGTTGCTTAATAGCAAGATAGGTTTTGTATGTGTCAAATCCATTCATCGTTAGAATCAAATCGGCAACCTCGCAGTCTTCTCAAGGTAGTTTAAATCTTGTGCCTCAACCTTAATCTTTTCTTTGATTAAAGGGCATAGTAGTTTTGCTGTATCCTCAATTTCAAATTCATTCTCCTCACACCACCATACGACTGCATCCATATATGATATTCGTTTTGCTATTACAAGTTTCTCGACCATGTGTGAAAACTTTTCTCTATTTAATACTTCAATCATTTATGTCCTTTTAGTGGTTCGTATATTATATTATACTATAAAAGTGATTGAAAGTAAAGTTAGAACGGCATAAAACTTCTTGCCATACCTTGAGGTGAGAACTTGTTTGACATATTTCCAACAGCACCATTCATATAATCAATTTGCTGAGTTAGTTGATGAATATGTTTCTCCATTGCTAGAGTTGTATTATTCATCGTGGTCATATCTCGATTGATAGATTCCATTGAATAAGTCATTTGATTCATATTCTGTCTGATTGAATGTAAATCATCAGAACCTTGTTTGAAAGATTCAGACCAAGATTCCATATGAGAACCAACTACTAATCCAGCATATACAATAACGGATGTTACTGCTAACTGGGATATTGCTGTGATGGTAGAACACCATTTAGAATGACACGTCATATAGTACCTTGATGTTAGATACTATATTTAGGTATTATTTAAACACAACCAGTCGGTTGAGGAAGTCCACCATATTTAGTAATAGGTTTCAATGGACCAGTCAACCATTCTTTGAATAGTTTACCTTTATCAATTCCTACATACTTAGCAAAAGTTCTAATTGGAGGAACACTTGAATTCTCATCGAAGTATTCTCTTGCCTTTTCAATTTGCATCACTTGAGATTCACTCAATGTAATATCATCTTCCTTTGCCATCTCGTGCATCACATCAAGTGACCACGTTGTTGGGTCAACTAAGTAACCATTTCCTGTTCTATCTAAGTTCATTTAATTCCTCTTGAGATTTAAGACCCTTTTTATAGTCTTGTGTTAGTCGCACACTTTCAGTTCCATCT